CCCCCCTACACTATATATATATTATGCTTTTTCCTGGATCATTGGATCATGGTCGAATTTATCCGAAAAACTTCGACTATATTATCATAGTACACGTTCAGATCAACGTTGGATTAAGTTAGATCGGACGGATCACTCAATAGGACTTGAAGATAAAAAAGAAATTTGGACGCTATATATGTGATGAAGTGCTTCGCACATTCATCTGCTCCTCGATTGATCAGCAATGGTAGGGGCACAAGCCCGTAAAAAACCCTTCGGGTTTTTCACAGGTCTCCGATGAGTGAAACCCAGGAGGGTTTCACCCACGGTCCCCTCCCATCACTGATAAATCGGGAGGGGGCAAGCCCCGTCGCCGCTGCGCGGCTCGTAAAAGAGGAACACTGTAAAGTTTTTAGGATATTTGAGAAATTATTGTTAGGGCATACGCGTGTCAGAGTTGTAGTATAATGTATTATATTACATTGAATGTTTATACGATAAATCAATCTAAATTTATCACTATGATTAGTGATAAAATAATTATATATTCTTATAATTAAAGACCTAATACAACATTAGGAATTTGAGTTATCGCAACATTACATTGAATTTGAGTGGTAGGTAATGTTCCTGTTCCTGAAAAAGTCAAAGTTGGCTTACCGTTCGTTAAATTTGTCGATGGTGAATAAGAAACATTAATTTGTAAAAATCCTTTAGTACTATTAGTTGTCGCATTAGGAAATTCTAATAAACTTGCTTGAGCAGCACCATTCGAATAAGTTATCGTAGGATATGTTAATGCAACAGCACCTGCTCCAATCCAATATACTTGGAATTGATAAGCTTGTGGTAAATTAGGTGCATCCCACGCAATAGTATTACCTGTAAATGCAAGACCTGATATATTATTAGAAGAACTATTAATAGTTGTACTAGTTCCAATAGGAGCTGCATTAGAATAAACTAAATTTCCACTTGAAGAAAATGAAGCATAATTACCTAGAGCTGAAAATAACTTAGGTTTTCTGAGTACAACTTCGTAACATACCCATAATTCACCAACGTTAACATTGGCTGCTTGAAACCCATTTGTAGCTACTTGAAATTTAGCTAAATCGTACAAACGTTGATCTTGACCTTCTGGTACTGAATTAGCTCGAACATACAATTCGTCTAATACTGATTGATTTTTCGCACACTCTAGAAAAAACCGCATATTAATGGAAGGTTTTGCACTAATACCTCCTTGATAATTTTCCATCATCTGTTTATTAGTAAACACTGGATTATTTGCATTATAACTAGCAGCCATTATGACTTGACCTAAGGCTGTATTAGTCGAATTTAAGGCATCGGCTGACATACTACGAAACTCGTAATATAGTCCACGAATAGAATACTCTTCGTAATTCGCAGCAACTTGACTCAACCATTCGAAACTAGATTCTAACCCAGGATTAACATCATAAGACGTTAAGGAAAAAGCACCAATTGTTGGTGAAGTTATAATATCACGAATATATTCGGATCTACGATATATATCACCTGGACCATCGTATGGATTAATAATAGGAGGCATCATAGGATCGGATGTATATAATGAGTTATTAATTACACCTGCCTCACTAGAATTCTGAACATAATCTCCTCTACCAGTGATAGCTTTAAAAACTGAACCTAGAGCATTACCGCCCATTTGTCCCAAACCTGGACCAAGACCTAAAGCACTTGATAATGCACCACCTGCTGTTCCCCAAAGAGGCGAATGACTAGAGCTAGCTCTAGCAGGAGCTCTTCTCTTAACAGTCCGTCTAGGTTTATAAGCACCTCGACCAGTAACAGCTTTAGGTTTAGCTGATGCTATTCGCTTATAATAAGCTGCTTTTTGTTTATCGGTATACTGACGAGTTGACATTTTTTACTGTTGTTAACATATGTATTTATTATATTTACATATAATAAAATTAGTAAAGATCTTCAAATTGGGTTGATCTTTAATTTGATGGCTCTATCATTCGCATCTATCTTGGCTTGTTGTTCGACTAAATATAAACTGTAATCAGTTTTAACTAATTGTTTAGTTCTATTGATTGTCCAATATACCCATCTATCTTTAGTTAATAGATCAGGACTTGGTAGATGGTTTGTAAACACCCATACTACTGGACTATCAAACTTAACACATTTATAATGGTTACGTGTATCGAAAGCGAGACCGCCCTTAATAGTTTCGATAGCAGAATACAACTTCTTTTGTTTTTGGGTTTCAAGAGCTCTAGGGATATCGATGATAAACATCTTATCTAAAGCAGTAGTTTTAACAAGTTGGTTTTTTTGTTGGTCTAATATCATGCAACAAACAGCTTGCATTAAATCTTTGTAATCATCTAGTACTGGAATCAAGAATGCCTTATTGATACTCAATAAATACATTGCTAATGAAGATTTGCCTTCGCAACCTTCGGGAGCATAAACTAAATTTATGATCCTAGATTCCCATCTAGATACTGAATCATGAATATGTTGTTGCCAAGGAAATAATGTATACATGATTTCTCGACATTGACGAGGAATTAACTGAGGAGCATCGTTAATATAATGCCAAGGGCCATCTATTCGAGTGGCCTCTTTAGTGACATATGTAAAATTATTCTGCATAGTTGGTGTTGTCGGACGTATATGAAAAGCATAAAACTCCTCAAAATTTTTAGGAATTGTTGAGGCTCGTATTTTTACTTTCATTGACACACGAATTTGATAATGAAGAGCTCCTGTTTCTCCTTCCTCATACTGAAATCCCCACTTATCGCAATGTTTATCGAGAATTGCTATAATTTCTTGGGGAGATTTAAATTTAAATGATTGATGATATGTCATATCAAACCATTTACATTGAGTTTCTTTTCGTTCCATAATTTTTGTTTGATCTACGATTATGGATTGAGAATATTTTTTCTTTTTTTTAATTTTTTCACCCATGCGGGGAAAAATATAGTTTACATATTTATTATATAAATATAGTAAGACTTACTAGGCGAAAACTCTACGTCGTTTTCTGTAATAACCTGTAACTTCGTTACTTTTTCGTAACTTCGTTACTTTTTTCGTAAGTCTTACCCCCCCTACACTATATATATATTATGCTTTTTCCTGGATCATTGGATCATGGTCG